CAAGAACGTGTCACATTAAAGCCTGATGAATTTGATCCTTGGGAGGCCTATAATGACCCATCATCGGCATCTTATAAATTTAGGATGCAAGAGATGCAGGAAACCATAAATGGTGCAGTAGATCAAGCTGTCGGTGGAATTAAAGCACAACAAGGAAGATCAAATCTTCGTGCTGACTTAGCCAATAAAGGGTTAAATGAGCAGGAACAAAATTCTTTCTTTGAATTTGCTGATAAACATCCATCCGAATATGGCTTGGATAATGTACTAAAAATGTGGCGTGCTGTATCTCAAAGTCCAGAAACTGTCACGGAAAATCCACTAGATCAAATCCGTCAAAATCAAGCTAATCCAACTGCTGCTGGTGTATTACAAGGTCAGCAGCCTGAGAAGAAGTCTGAGGCGGATGCGATGTGGGATCAAGTGATAAATGCTGGAAAACGAAGTAATGTGTTATAATTAAACGTAAAAGGAGAATACAATGGCAACATATAGCGGAGGCAGTCTATCGGCTAATGGGACACGTACTCCTGGCGTAAGTGCAACAGATTTTCACTCAAGACGACTTTTTGACTTTAGTGATCGTATTGCAGACTTACAACCAGACGAGTCACCATTTTTCGTATATCTGTCAAAAGTAGGTAAAGTGCCAACTTCAGATTCTCAGTTTAGATTCTTAGAAGATAGAACCAAAGTATCAATTACTGATAGAGCATTTCTTGCACAAGCTGCATTTACAGCAGCTGCCGTAGGAGAGACTGTTTCAGCAACGTTTGATACAACAGGTGGAGCTAGTGTAGATTGGCTTATTCCTGGCATGGTTGTATCTATTGGTGAAGATGATGACTCCACCAACCAACCCGAATGGATTACTGTTAGGGTTGAATCTGTATCTGATTCTGGTTCTTATACTACAGCTTCAGTTCGTACTATTGCAGCAGCTAATACTGGTGCATTGGGTGTTGATAATAATACGAAGTGTTGTGTAGTTGGAACTGCATTTGAAGAAGGCTCAGGAGCTCCAGACGTTTGGTCACAGAAGCTTGACAACGATTATGGGTATACTCAAATATTCAAAACAGCAGCAGAGATGACAAATACATCTCGTGCAACTGTTTATCGTGGTTATTCTGATGAGTGGCAACGTATCTGGAACTTAAAGTTAAGAGAACACAAGGTTGATATTGAGCGTGCAATGCTTTTTGGTATGCGTGGGCAAACTAACAGTATTAGTTATACTGATGGTATTGCTGGTCATATTATAGCAAACTCTCAATCTCAAGCAGTGTTAGATGGTAGTCAAGTGAGTTACACAGAAGATAAAGCATATCTGAAGTCAACCACAGCAGCAGAATGGTCATATGATGATCTCTTGAGCGATTTTGAGGTTATGTATGATCCAGCACGTGGTGGTGGTTCGTCTAAACTTGGACTTGCTAGTCTTCCTGTAATTTCTTATTTCAACAAAATAGGTGTCGATAGTTTCATTGATATTTCCGCTGGAAATGTTGCAGGAACAGCTAATTTCGGCTCTTATGGTTATAATGTTGAAAAAAGTCAAGGCAGTTTTGGTCACAAGATTATGAAGATTGAAACTATACATGGTGATTTGTCTATGGTTAAAGAACCTCTATTTAGAGGTCAATCCGCAGGCTTTCTATGCTTAGTTGATCTAGATCATGTATCTTACAGACCTCTTGTTGGTAATGGCATTAATCGTGATACTTCAATCACAACTAATGTTCAACAAGCTGATGAAGACCTACGGAAAGACCTTATCCTAACGGAAGCTGGTCTTGAAGTTACTCTTCCTGAAACTCATGCTCTTATTAACTTGGAGGGCGTGTAAAATGAGAAGTGACTTACTAAATAAAAATAGTGGGCAGTATCTTGATAGTGCTACATTTGATTCACTTGGCGGAACTAAAAAGGTTATGAGCTTTGGTGGTTCTTGTGAAGAAGCATTACTGGATAGTGCAACTACAGCATATGCTGATAATGACATCATAAAGTATGGAGGCGAACTAGATGTTAGCGTCCCTGCTGGACACAATGCTCCACTCAAAATATTAATTGAAAGAATTAATTTTTGTTGTGATGTAGCTACTGGTACTACAATGGTTGGTAACATTGGCGTTGGTACAGCAGCTTCTGAAGCATTGAATGGTGCAGCAACTGGCTATACTGAGTTATTCGGTGCTGGTGCTACATATAGAAATCAAGAGCTTGCAGCTAATTTAAGTATAACAGAAGTTGATGTTGACTTTAATGCTGCTGGTATTATGTATGCACCTCCCTACATTATAGTTCCTGTTGCAACAAGGTATGTTTATGTTTGTACTGCGACAGCAATAAATGATGCAACCGACTTTGATGCAGGTCGTTATAATGTTCAGATCGAGTATACTGTTCTTTAACCTAAATAAATAAAGGTTAACAGTTTTGCTTACTGTGGGGCAGGTCGTATAAAGGGCTTGCCCCAAACAAGCTAAAAATTTAAAAACATGATAATTAAAGCACTCATATTAACAACACTACTAACTAATGATCCAACTATGATTATTGCTATGCCTCCTGAAAAGATAGAAGCAAGGAAACGTGGCAAACGTAGCAAACGTGATCGCAGACGTGGAGGAGGAGGTTTAAGATGAATTATAAGAAATATCCAATTGGCGGAATGCTTGATGGTGCTCCCCATGAACAAGGTGGTATTCCAATTGAAGCAGAAGGCGGAGAATTTATAATTAAAAGAAATTCAGTAAATGGGAGTACGCTAGATATGTTGGAATATATAAACGAGCATGGGGACTTGCCAATGTCTGATGCTAGAAATAGGAGTAAAAGATAATGCCACAAGGTAAAGGAACATACGGAAGCAAGGTGGGAAGACCACCTAAAAAATATCAAGAAGGTGGAAACATTGAACCTGATAATTCAATTGGAGCTATTGCAGCAGCAAGGAAAAGTGCTGGAGAATTAAAATCAATTCCACTTAGCCCATTACCAACAGAAGCTGAATTTCCATCTGTTAATGCAATGGATCGTAGTGAAGTATCTCCTGATGTTACCGAATATAACGAAGGCGGTAAAGTAGAAAAGAAAAGAGGATCGAATGTATTAGATATAACTAGAAATATAGCTCAGAGAGAGCGTTATTCAAAAAAGCGTCAAGGAGTAGGTGATGAAACATATAAACCTCAAAGAGAATATTATGATAAAGCTTCTAAAAAGGCGGTAGCAGAATTCAGTTGGGGTAAAAAGGGAAAGAAGAAATAATATGGCTATAATATTTTATTGTTACAGATGTGGACAAAAAGGAGAATTCGAGACCAAGAAAGATATGAAGTGTGATTGTGGTCATTATATAAACAGACGCAATAACACAAAAGATCATGTTAATATGCGTACCACTTGGTCTGGTACTACAAAAGTAGAATTTAGCCAAACTACTATAGAAGAGGATATAGCTTCAAGGAATAACCAATAATGGCTTGGGATTTTGCAGCAGAAATACATGCATTAACTGGCTTTGATGGTGATGAGGGTTCAACTGCTGGCAATTCTGGAGAGGTTAATACTCTTCATGTGAATCAATGGTTAAATGATGGCGTAAAAGAAGTTATAAACCATCTTCCTCCAACTTTACTTGAAAAGTGTACTGACAAGACTGTTCTTGACACAGATGATGGCGTAACTAAAGCTTTTGATACAGCGACAATTGGCAAAGTATTATATTGTACACGGACAGATGGTAGTGGCATAGAAAGACCATGTAGATTTGTATCAGGTAATAATGCTGGACTTATAGAGGATTCTACTGCTTCTAATTATTTCGCACCAGCCGATGGAAGTGATCCAGCATATTTTTTGAAAGATAACCTTATTGTAATAAAGCCTACCCCGACAAATGCACAGCCTGGGAATATATATCATATTGTATATCCATCAGCTCTTACATATGATGATACTTCTATATCAAATTTCCCTGATGAAGCCGAATATCTCGTAGTTTTATATGCAGCTATTAGAGCTGTTCAAGAGAGGTTGTCCAATGAGGCATCTAATGAAGACTCAGAATTATATGCTTTACATTCAGACAAATATACAAAACTTTCCGCAGAATATCAAAAAGGGTTAGCATTTCTAAAGGGGACTTAATATGACAGTTAAAAATATAATTGAGCAAATAGAAACATTGTATGGAAGAAAACCACATGAATATGTGAAACAACTTATAAATGATGCACTTTTAGATATTGCAGCTAAAAAACAACATTATACTGTATCTGCTAAAACCGATTTGGCTTCTGGTCAAAGATGGTATGATCTTCCAGCTAGGACGATTGATGTGATAAAAGTAGAAATACTTGATACAAGTTCAACAACACCAAGATATAATTTAATACCAAAACTTGCCGATCCTCACAAACTTTTAAAATCAGATACAGATGATTCAGGCACAGGAGATTTAACATAATGGCACTTAGAGATAAACCTAATGATTATTTTGCATGGTATAACGATGATGACCGTCTTGCAATAGTTGCAAGACAAACAAATACAACTGAATCTAAGGGAGTTGTATCTGGCGAATATGATACATTTTCTGATAGTACGGTTGCTGATGGAATAAAGATGACAATACATTCCAAGTATGAAACAGCTACAGCTCTTACAGATGATCTTCAAACTACATGTGGTCTTAATGAGATGATGCATGTTCATGTTCTTGAATATGTTAAATCAAGAATACTTGAAGATATGGGAGATTCAGATAAAGCTTCATTTTTTAAAAGAAAGTATGACTCAGGCGTTATGAAGAAACCTACACGTAAATCTGGTGTAAGAGTTCTTCTTGTTCCAGAATTATAATGCCTACCGCTTGGAAAATACGTGATAAAACAATCGGTGGTTCTGGCCCAACATGGGATGCAATGTCTACTGATGATACGGATGACTATGATGCACTTACAACACATAAATGGGAATGGACTTCTACATGGACTATCTTTGCAAAGTCTACAGATGATACTGGTATTATTTGGAGTTCAATGCCATATACATGGGAGAATGATCCAACAGTATTAAACTTAAATCCATGGACTGTAATTACCAACACAAGAATACAATCAGATACAACTTGGTCTATACCTACAAATACAAAAATACAAACAGCAACAGAAACTTAAAAAAAAGA